TTGACATTAATAGAAGATCAAAACGAATATGTACTACCAAACGAAGTTATTGAAGTACGTAAATTATTTAGACGTTCAATTGGTTCACGTAGCGGCAATGGTGGAGGCGGATCTATGTTTGAGCCGTTTAACTTAGCATTTACAAATACGTATCTATTAAGTGGGTCAACTCAAATGGGCGGACTTGCTACATATGACATGTTTGCTGGATATCAAGAACTAGTAGGTAGAATGTTTGGTAGCTTTATTGAATTCAAATGGAACTCTCCAACTAAGAAACTTACAATTTTACAACGTCCACGTGCAGATGAAGAAGTATTAATTTATGCATATAACTACAGACCTGATGATCAATTACTTGACGATTATCTTGCAAAACAATGGATCAAAGATTATACACTAGCTGCATGTAAATATATGCTAGGCGAAGCACGTAGTAAATTTGCTACAGTAGCAGGACCACAAGGCGGCACATCTTTAAACGGTGATGCACTAAAAGCTGAAGCACAGCAAGAAATGGATAAGTTAGAACAAGACTTATCATTACAAGTAGCAGGCGGTGTTGGCTACAGTTTCCTAATAGGTTAAAATCCCCCCAAGTTAACGCTAACGATTTTAGTTCCTTGTAAATACAATATAACAAGGAGGTCCCATCATGTGCAGCCCATTTGTACGTAAAGAAGCCAACCGACTTAACTGGTTAATCAAAGGTAAACTTATTGATAGATCTTGGAGCGATGAATCAGTTGAAAACATTTACGATTCATATTTTAAAAGACTTTGGGGCAATAACGAAAGAGCAGAATACGGTTCTACAGGCTTTGAAGCAGCATATAAAGAACGAGAAGCAGAAATCTTTAATGAAGAAGTTCAAAAGGTTGCTGTTTTAGGCGGCCATTACGATTAACGGTTGACACGCACAATCATATAGTATATACTAAGTGTATATTCAATAAGGAGTAATGTGTGTTACCTAAACTATTAATTGTCGGTCATGGGCGTCATGGCAAGGACACTGTATGTGAGCTATTGGAAGCATACGGCTATACATTTCAATCATCAAGTAAATTTTGTTCAGAGCTTTTTATCTTTAATGATCTAAAAGATCAATACGGTTATGCTGATGAAGAAGAGTGCTACGCAGATAGGCACAACCATCGTACTGAATGGTATAATATGATACATAACTATTGTAAAGATGATCTAGCACGTTTAGGACGTAACTTATTTGACGAACACGATATCTATTGTGGTTTGCGTAACAAGCGTGAATTTTTTGCAATGCAAAACGAAGAAATATTTGATTATGCTATTTGGGTAGATAGAAGCGATCATTTACCTAGTGAGGATCCTAGTTCGATGAGTATTGAGCAATGGATGTGTGATTACACTATTGACAACAATGGTGATTTACAAAGACTCAAAAAGAATGTTGATATCTTAGCTAAAACAATATTTAAAAATCAGGGACTAGATCTCCCTGCTTCCAGCGGCTACCTTCTTTCTGAAGTGTTCGTTGACAGTTAGCACAAATAGTTTTTAAATTTGTTGGTAAACAATTATCTAAGCGGCCGTCTATATGATACACATTGAATTGTTCTTGGTGCTTTGACCTAAACCCGCACTTTTCACATTCATTCTTTTTAACATATCCATACTTTGCCCAACGCGGTCGCCCTCGTTCGGCACCTCCGTATCTAGCACAACTCTCACACATACTTCTATAATATGCTTTATTGTGTTTATAATAATTTATAGCACACGGCTTTTTACTACAGTTTTTACATAAAGGTCTCATACTATTATTTAGTTGCCCTTTTCGGTCCCTTTTAATGGGGGTTTTCTGCAGGTAATTTTCTAATTTATGCTAAATAATAATAACAACTACTCAACAGGAGAAAAAAAATGGCATTATCATCACCAGGTGTTGAAGTTAAGGTAATTGACGAAAGTTTTTATACCCCAGCTGAACCAGGCACCGTACCAATGATTTTTGTTGCTTCCGCAGAAAACAAAACAAACGGAAGTGGCACAGGAACAGCGGCAGGAACGCTGAAAGCAAACGCAGGTAAACCTTACTTGCTTACATCACAAAGGGAATTAGCTGAAACATTTGGCGACCCAATATTTTATACAGATTCAAATAACAACCCAATACACGGTGGAGAGCTAAACGAATATGGTTTACAAGCTGCTTACTCGTTATTAGGTGTTAGCAATAGAGTTTATGTAACTCGCGCAGATATCGACTTAGGTGTATTAACACCAACAGCAGACGAACCAAAAGATAGTCCAGCAGATGGCACTAACTGGTTTGATACTAATGATAGTTCATATGGTATTTTTGAGTGGAACAGTTCACCAAAGAACGTAACTGGCGGACAGTCATTTAGCGTAAGAACTCCTATTGTTATTACAGATACAACAAAATTAGATGGTAACGGCGATCCTAAAGAGTCAGTTGGAAACATAGGTGATTATGCGGTTAAAGCAACAACAGATGTTATTAGAGTATACTACAGAAACTACACAGGTAGTTGGGTTAAAGTTGGCTCAACAGCGTGGATTAATTCACACTATGTAGCACAAGGAACAGTATCTAATCCAACATTAGGTGCAGCAACAAACTTAACTATTACTGTAGGCTCTGGTTCGGCAATTACAGTAGCAGAAGGAACAGACTTAGCAGATACAGTATCAACAGCAAACGCAGATGCAAGTTTCCAATCAGCAGGAATTAGTTTTGCTGCAATTGATGGCAAATTTAGTATATTTAATGATGCATCAGATGATGAAAGAATTACTATTGCTGACACAGACGGTTTACTTGCTAAACTAGGCTTAACAGCTGGAACTTTTGATGCAGCAAAAACACAAATTAGTGCTCATACAAGTGTACCTGAGTTTAAGTCAGGCGATACAACACCACGCCCAACAGGAAGTGTTTGGTTAAAAACTACTGAACCTAATCAGGGTGCAAATTGGAAGTACAAGCGTTACAATGCTAATACACAATTATTTGATAATGTGTCAGCACCAATTTACGGTACAGCATCAGCAGGCTTATATTGGTTAGATAGAAGCGGCGGCGGAGTTAACTTACCAGTAGGAACTACTTTTGTACAATCAAATGCAGAAGGTGCAACTTCAGAAGAAGGCGCATTTACAATCTTTAGTCGTGCTAACGCAGGCGCTACAGTTATTACAGGTAGTGCTGTAACAGCAAGTACATTTAGTGCGCAACCATATGCATTTAATATTGCAGAAACAGACGCAGGTAAAACAGCGTTACAAAGTGCTGTAACAATTAGCTTTACAGCAACAGGTGCTGTAGGCGATGCAGACTTAATGGCAGGTGCTATTAACAGTAGTGCATTAGAAAATGTTCAAGCTGAAGTATCAGCAGACAACAGAGTAATTGTTAAGCATGCACAAGGTGGAGACTTTACTATTGTAGACACAGACGGCGGCTTTGCAGCAGCTGGCTTTGTAGCATTTGTAGTTAATAATCCAAGTACAACAGCTAACTTGTACAGTAGAAATAGTGTACTTACAGCAAGTAACTGGAAGAAAGCAATATTCACAGCAAGTGATGACGCTCCAGGAGCATTAGCTGCACAAGGCGCACTTTGGTACAACAGTGTTGTAGACGAAGTTGATATGATGATACACAATGGTACAACTTGGGTAGGCTATCAGAACTTTAATTCAGATTATAGCGATACTAACCCATCAGGACCAATTGTTTCGGCAACAGAGCCTACACAACAGTCAGATGCATCAGCATTAGTAGACGGTGACCTTTGGATTAGCACAGCAGACTTAGAAAACTATCCATTAGTTTACAGATATGATGGTGTTAACTTAGCATGGTCATTATTAGACAGTGCAGACCAAACTACTGAAAGTGGTATTTTGTTTGCAGATGCACGTTATAACACAGCAGGCGCAAATGGCGACGAAGCTGGTAGTATTGTTGACTTATTAACAAACAACTACTTAGACCCAGATGCTCCAGATCCAGCACTATATCCAAAAGGTATGTTGTTATGGAACTTACGTAGAAGCGGATTTAACGTTAAGCGTTTTGAGCGTAACTATGTAGACATTAACGGTACTAACGGCAGATTCAATAATGACGAATCAATGGCTGGCTACTATCCACACAGATGGGTAACTGAGTCAGGTAACCAAGCTGATGGTTCAGGTAGCTTTGGACGTAAAGCACAGCGTAAAGTTGTTATACAAGCGTTACAGGCTATGGTTAACAGTAACGATGACATTAGAGATGATGAGTCTAGATTGTTTAACGTTATGGCAACACCAGCGTATCCAGAACTAATTGGCGAAATGGTTAGCTTAAACTATGATAGAGGCCTAAGTGCATTTATCGTAGGTGACAGTCCAATGAGACTAACACCAGATGCTACTTCATTAAATGAATGGGGTCAAAACGTTCGTCTAGCTGTTGAAGATAACGATGACGGTTTAGTTAGCTTTGATGAGTACATGGGTGTTTACTACCCAGCAGGCTTTACAAGTGATAACGCAGGTAACAACGTAGTTGTTCCAGCTTCACACATGGCACTACGTACTATTGCACTAAGTGATCAAGTTAGCTTTCCATGGTTTGCACCAGCAGGTACAAGACGTGGTGGCGTAACTAACGCAACAGCAGCAGGATACATTAGTGATGAAGGCGAATTTGTAAGTGTAGCGTTGAACGAAGGACAACGTGATACACTTTATGGAAATGCTGTTAACCCAATTACATTCTTAAGCGGAAGTGGTTTAGTAGTATTTGGACAGAAAACAAGAGCAAGAAATGCAAGTGCATTAGATAGAATTAATGTTGCACGTTTAGTAATTTACATGCGTTCACAACTTAATAAACTTGCAAAACCTTACTTGTTTGAGCCAAACGACAAAATAACAAGAGATGAAATTAAAGGTGCGGCAGAAAGTCTAATGCTAGAATTAGTTGGACAAAGAGCACTTTATGATTTCCTAGTTGTATGTGATGAAAGTAACAACACACCAAGTAGAATAGATCGTAATGAACTATATCTTGATATTGCAATTGAACCAGTTAAGGCTGTAGAATTTATTTACATACCGCTTAGACTTAAAAATACAGGAGAAATTGCAGGACTTTAATTAA